GCACAATCAGACACCGCCAGCATTACTCAAACTGAAAACTACATGGCAACTAAAACAGGGATAACATTTTAATGGCAAATTACACATGCAGTACGATTATAGTTTTAGCGGCTGACAGACTCAAAGCGCAGGCTGTGAGTAGCGATCAGTGTTTTAACGCAGAGGCTTCAGCAGATGGTCTAGCACCGGCTACGCATTATTTTATGTCTGGACCTTTCAGCAATGAGGAGGTCGATGCGATTGTGAACACCGCATGGCCTAAGTGGGTGAGATCGGATGATTGGCAAGATGCGTTGGCAGGGTTGGGTTTGACGCAGGCTGTACCTGTTATTCCTGAAGCTGATCCAAGTGTTGTGTTGATTGTGGATCCAGTGTTATGAAACTCATCAGCATGAAGAAAGACAGCGATGACATGGGTGAGGCTGCTTATTGTATGTCGGCTAAGTATGGTTATGGCTTGACCCTTCATTTAGATGAAGATCAATGTGAGTCATTAGGCATTACAAAAGCGCTTAAGGCTGGTACTCAAGTTACGTTACAAGCAATTGCTGTCGTTACTTCAGCTACTGAGTATTTAGAGCGCGATGGCGACGACAAAGGCACTGAGGTCTGTATTTGCTTACAGATCACAGATATGGGTTTGACGACCGGTGGCAAGCTAAAGAATGCCGCCAATCTGCTCTATGGTGCGGATGATAAGTAGTACAGAGGGGTACTCTGACGACGACGCGAGAGCTGTAGCACAACAACTACGCAAGATTCAAGCGGTTGTTGAGGCACAAGACTTTACCGCTATCGCCATGTTGCCAGAAGGTAGGCGACTACTCAGGCGGCTGATGGGTGAATGTGGAGTCTTTCAAACCAGCTTTACCGGTGAGGGCTTAACGTCCGCTCATAAAGAAGGTAAGCGCGTCATAGGACTTTGGGTACTGGAGCAATTTAATCACTGCCCAGATTTATACATACAACTTTTAACGGAACAGACTAATGACCGAAGAAATAGCATCGACGACTGAAGAAGTTGCAACTGATGTTGTCATTGAACCGACTACAGAATCCACTCTATTATCGGCAGAGGCTCCTGCACCTGTTGAAGCTATAGAGTACACCGACTTCACATATCCAGAAGGTACTGTTGTTGACGAAACTATCCAAGACGCCTTTAAAACAGCGGCCAAGGAAGCGGGTTTAACACAAGCGCAAGCGCAACACCTGACGGATATGGGGGGCTTGATGAGAGCTAAAGTAATGGCCGACCATCAAGCTGCACAAGCACAGGTCTATACCGACTGGGCTGAACAGTCACGTTCCGACAAGGAATTTGGCGGTGCAAAAATGGACGAGAACCTGGCTATCGCAAGCAAAGCGATCAACGCTTTTGCCACGCCTGAACTGAAAGCACTACTCGACTCAACCGGCATTGGTAATCATCCTGAGATGATCCGAGCCTTTTATCGAGCAGGCAAAGCAATGTCAGAAGATAACCTAGTGCCTGGTGGTAAAGGACCAGCTGCTACATCATCTCTGGCTGATCGACTTTATCCACAATAGGAAGTAAATAATGGCAACTTTAGCAACTGGCGCTTTAACATTGGCAGATTGGGCCAAGCGTCTTGATCCCGATGGCAAGGTTCCTGCGGTAGCAGAGCTTTTGTCGCAATCTAATGAAATTTTAGAAGATGCGGTTTTCCAAGAAGGCAACTTGCCGACTGGTCACCGTGTCATCATCCGTACTGGTTTACCGACTGCCTACTGGCGTTCGATCAACCAAGGTATTCCAACAAGCAAATCGACTACTGCGCAAGTAGATGAGTCAATCGGCATGCTGGAAGCCTACGCTAAGATCGATAAAGACTTAGCTTTACTAAACGGCAACACCAATGCTTTTAGAATGTCTGAAGATTCAGCGTTCTTGGAAGCGATGAACCAAGCACAAGCCAGTACATTATTGTACGGCAACCCTGCCACTGACCCACGTCAGTATCTAGGTTTAGCTCCACGTTATGGCGCTATCTCTGGTGCGGGTAATGCTCAAAACGTCATCGACGCGGGTGGTACTTCTACCAACAATACGTCTATTTATTTAGTAGTTTGGGGTGATAACACGACTTTCTGCACCTTCCCTAAAGGTTCTAAAGCTGGTTTGGCTCACGATGACCAAGGTGAATTGGTCGTTTATGATGCTAACTCTAACCCTTACCAAGCCTTCCAAACGCATTACCAATGGAAGAATGGTCTAGTTGTTAAAGATTGGCGTTATGTCGTTCGTATTTGTAACATCAACACAGCTAACTTGGTTGCTGAATCTGCGGCTGCTGACATTATCAAATTGATGTCACGCGCTTTGGACCGTATTCCTAACTTGTCTATGGGTCGTCCTGCTTTCTACATGAACAGAACGGTTTACTCAATGTTAAGAATACAAGCGTTGAACAAATCACAAAACGTCTTAGACATTAACAGCGGTCTAAATCAATTTGGTACACCTAGCTCTTGGAACACTTTTGAAGGTGTGCCTTTACGCAGGGTAGATCAACTCTTAAACACAGAAGCGAGAGTGGTGTAGTCATGGCTTATGTAGACAACAACTTATTATTATCTGGCTCGATCTCATCGACCGGTGCAGTCGCAGGACAAACTGTATATAGCGCGGGTACTTCGGTACTTAGCACGAATACTGTTGATCTTGGTGTTGCCCGTGATATGGGTGAAGGGTCTGATCTTTTCGGACGCTTTCAATATACGGTTGCAGCTGTTGGCGGTACATCAATCGAGATGCAAGTTATCTCGGCTACTGATGCAGCGTTATCAACTTCAGTCGTCGTATTGGGTACAACTGGCCCTATCGCTGTAGCGTCTTTAACACTAGGCTCACGCTTTGTTTGTGACATCAACCCACAAATTGGCTCTAAAGGTCAGCGCTATTTGGGCTTGCGTTACATCTCTGTGGGTACAACTACGGCTGGATCGGTTTTCGGTGACTTAGGTGCTGAAATCCAAGACGGTCAAAAGTTCTATGCTGGCGGCTTTTCGGTTTTATAAGGACTATTTATGCCACGTTACAAAGTATTGGTTCAAAGTTTTATCAATGATGCGTTAGTTGCAGAAGGTGAGGTCGTCGTTCTTGATGATAGCGCTGAAGTTTCTGACAACTTGCAATTAATTGAAGAGCCTAAAGAAGTAAAGAAATAAAGAACATGCCCCCTGCTTCGGTGGGGGGTTTTCTAATACAAGGAGTCCATCCCTAATGATCGACGTTATACAGCTTGCTACGGGCATTATGGATGCACTTTCGGCCATGTTACACAGCTTGTCTACACTGATTCCTGAAGTGATAGCAGGCGCTTCCGTGATGGCGGCCTTTATGCCACCAGCCAGTAATGATTCAGCGTGGTCCAAGATTCATACCGGTATTAACTGGATCGCTTTTAATTTCAAGAATGCCAAGAATAAGGGTGACGTATGATCTATGCGCTCCTGATTATTGCGGCCTTTAGTACGGGCTTTGGGGTTGCTTACAAAATAGATAGTGCGGCTATTAATGAGTTACAGCGATCCATCGAAGTAAGCAATGAACAAGCAGTCAGCACCTTAACCAGTATTCAAGAACGGGTTGCCGAGGCACAAGCAACTGCTAAAGAAGCCAACACTAACTTGGAGTTAGCTCATGCCCAATCAATCAGTACTATTAATGCTTATCACACTGCTCTTAAGTCTAAGCGCTTGTACGACACCCATCGTAAAGACGGTGGTTGCACCGTGCCAACAGATACAAATACCGGCATCGCTGTTAGCTCAACCGAGCCAGCCGAACTTTCAACAGAACTTACAAACTTTCTTCTCGCCCAATCCCTCGCAGCTGACCAAGTAGCCGCGTATGCGCAGGAGTGTTTTATCTTTATTAATCATAATTGCGGATTGAAACCATGAGCGAAGCGGAGATACTTATGCCAGTAGTCGGAATGTTAATGTCGGTACTCATAGTAGTTATCGGATGGATGGGTAATAAACTCCATGAGAGGCTAGGCGAAATAAACGAAACGCTTGCTACCATCGATAGAGACTTACGTCACGAATTGTCGAGACTCGATACCCGCGTATCGGTAATCGAAAGCAAGGTTAAATAACATGACTATTCAAAATACTACCCTTCGGAAAGCAGGACCTTCGCAAGGCAATGGGGTTACAACAGTATTCCCGTTTACCTTTAAAGTCTTTACCGCCACAGATATTCTGGTTACTTATCTTAGTGCGTCTGGAGTTGAATCAGCCTTATTCTTAACAACAAATTACACTGTATTACTCAATGCGGATCAGAACACCTCCCCAGGTGGCTCAGTCACTTTGTTGGTTGCACCGGCTACAGCTACCTATATCACACTCACTTCACAGTTAGCTAATACGCAAACCTTGTCTTTAACTAACTCAGGTGGATTTTACCCAGAGTCGATTAATAATGCGCTGGATAGGACGGTTATTGAAATACAGCAATTAGCTGAACGGGCAAGTCGTGCAGTTACGATTCCTAAAAGCTCTACTACGAGTACATTGTTGCCTATCCCTGTCGCTAATAATGTCCTTGCTTGGAATAATACAGCAACGGCATTAATCAATTTACCAACCACTGTCTCATTGCCAAATGATATTACGAGTGTTAAAAATTTTGGCGCTGTTGGTGATGGGGTTACGGATGATACTGCGGCTATTCAAAATGCAATAAATTACACAGGAAGTAAATTAGGAGGAACTATATTGCTTCCGGCTGGCTCCTACAAAATCACTTCAACTTTATCGTGTTTGTACCCAAACATATTGTTTGTTGGTGATGGGTCTGATGAACCCCATGACAAAAGCGGAGTATCGCAAGGGGCAGCAGCCGCAACCAAATTAGTATGGGCTGGCGCAAGCGGTGGCACAATGTTAAATATTGGCTCTGTTAATGGTGTTGATAACATTAAATACTCCGGTGGTGGTGTTCGTAGCATTTTTTTTGATTCTGGTTGTACTACTAACGGCACAGGGGCATCATACGGTATCGACTTAGTGTCCTTTAATGCGGGCGTTTTTGAAAATGTAATGTTTCGGGAGTTTCAAGACTACGGCATACGAATTGGCTGTGTAACTCAATTATGGGCTGCAAGAGACCCGCAACACAACCGCTTCATTAATTGTTGGTCAAGAAACTTTGTTAATCAATCAGGAGGATTGTTTCTGCTGGAAGGTGATACAGCTATGTTTTCTGGCACTGGTAGCGGTGGCACTTATACTTTGGCAAACGTCAGTCTTAATCATTTTGAGAATTGTGGCGCACAGTTTTATAACGGAATTGCTTTTAACATAAAAAATTCAGATCACAATTTTTTCATTAATTGCCGTGCAAACCGCATTACAACAGGCACCGGACAAGGTATTGTGTTGCAAGGGAGCAATCAGCGAAACACTAATGAAACGCTGGGAACTATAAGTTCAGATGCTGCTTTTGTAGCTCGTAAAAACGTATTTTTTGGGTTTTCTGGCGGTAATGACATAATTGCAAAAGGTACGACTAGTTATTTATATCCAAGCTACAAAAATATTTTTACAATGATGGATGATAGCAACAATACGCCCTTTCCAACAATAGAAACAGATGCGTTATGTTATGTGACCATGCGCACCGATGGCGTTGGCTATTACCCTAATCAAGTTTCGGGTGTATTTTCTTATGCAGCTACAATTGAAAATGCTTCAGATATGGCGTTGCAGGCTCGTAGTCGGGTAGGTAACGAAAGTTTACGGCTTGAAAATAGAAATAATAACGGTCTTCGTATTGCTCGTCCAAATGCAGCAAATTCTCTTATAGAGGGCGAATGGGCGTTGGCTGTTATTGTAGCGGCTGGTTTTGCGGGTGAAAATTTAAAAGTTTCTAGAATAGCAGGAACGGGTTGTCTTGAAGTTTCATCGATAGCGCAAAATAGTGTAACCATTACTGCTGCAACAACCACGCTAACCAATACAAACGCTATTGTTCTTGTCAATGCAACCTGGGGAGATTGTGTCATTACTCTACCACTTGCTGCGGCTTATGGCGCAAGTGTTTCTCCAGCCATTACAATTCGTAGAATTGACTCATCATCGGCTAATACCGTTACTGTGCAAAGGCAAAGCACTAATATGCTTAATGGTGGAACTACAGAAACATTAACTATCGGCACAGGTAAGACTTATATTTGCAATGGAACGGCTAATTGGTATTCGTTATGAAAATTGTGGAATAAGGATAAATAAATGAGTTCAGACGTCGATATTTGTAATCTTGCGCTGGCTAGGTTAGGTGATGAAGCTAATATAGTCAGTATCTCGCCACCCGATCAATCAGCCCAAGCCGGCTATTGCGCCCGGTTCTATCCGATGTCTTTAGCGGCTGTACTGGATGAGCATAACTGGGGTTTTAATAGTAAGCTGGTCGTACTGGCATTAACGACTAACCCATCGAGTCTATGGGATTACTGCTACGAAGTACCTAGCGACATGATTAGCGTGATTGCCTTGTATGATTCAACAGCAGTAGGGGATGTCAACTACGGTGGTTTTCCGAGTAACGCCACTACATCCAGCATCTATGGTGATGGCAGTAAGGCCAGTTATCTTAATCGCTTGGCGACACACGGTAATCAGCAGGATTATTCTGTTGAATCGGATACGGATGGTAACATTGTTCTCTATGCTAACCAAGAGAATGCCATGCTTAAATACGCAGCTTACACAACAAATACAGCGGTATTTCCCCCTTCATTCATTGATGCTTTGGCATGGAAACTCGCCAGTAACTTAGCCGGCATTATGCTCAAAGGTGATATTGGCGTATCAGCCAGCATGAAATGTATGCAGGCTTATGCAATGGCTTTGAGGGCCGCTAAAGATTCGGACTCACAAAACAGAAAAGTATTCCCGATTCCAGCACCAGCGGGGATAGCAGCCCGTGCCTAATGTTAGAGTTCTAAAGAGTAGCTTTAGTGGTGGTGAAATATCCCGCGAACTATTTGGGCGGCTTGACATCTCTAAGGTGCAGGCGGGTTTAGATACGTGCCGTAACTTTATTATCATGCCACATGGTGTAGCGTCTAATCGCCCAGGCTTTCAGTACGTCAATGAAGTTAAAACCTCGGCTAACTTTACCAGGCTAATGCAGTTCTCGTTCTCGAGCAGCCAAACATTTGCAATCGAGATGGGTGCCGGCTATTTTAGATACCACTCGCAAGGATCAAGTTTATTAGCAGGATCCCTATCTGCCTACTCAAGCGCAACAGCAACGGTAACAAGCAACATCTCTACAGCAACAGTCACGATGACGATAGCGACTCCAGCTGTTGTCACTTGGACCGCGCATGGGTTGGTCGCTAACACAGCCATTACTTTTTCAACTACAGGCGCGTTACCAACAGGGCTGACAGCAGGAACCCTTTATTATGTGCTGGCGCCTGCGGCTAATACTTTTACTGTCTCAGCGACAGTTGGTGGTGCAGCAATAACCACATCGGGTACGCAGTCTGGCGTTCATTCTTGTGCAGCGCCTGGCATTATTACTTGGACAGGGCATGGCCTTACTACAGACTCAGCGATCTCTTTCACTACTACTGGCGCATTACCAACCGGGTTGATGGCTGGCGTAACTTATTATGTGCGTAATCCAACAACAAATACCTTTGAGTTGTCCGCTAAACGCTATGACATAGCCAGTCTATCGACATCAGGTACGCAGTCAGGTGTCCACACCGGTAATCGCTGTTATGTGCAAGGCGACTTAGTCTCATCGGCTGGTACAAACTATTACTGCATAGCCGCCACCATGATTGCTCATGCGCCACCTAATGCAACCTATTGGTACGCTATGCCCAGTAATGGGTTATATGAGCTACCTAATCCCTATGCGCAAGCGGATTTAGCAACCATTAAATATGTCCAATCGGGCGATGTTATTACTATTGTTCATCCTAATTACCCGCCGGCAGAACTCAAGCGCTATACCAATACCAACTGGACCTTAACGACTATTCCTTTTGCTTCACAAACTATAGCGCCAACAGGTGTTGCAGTCGTCGCCACACATCCAACAGTGGGTGTTGTACAAGATTTTAAATATCAAATAACCGCATTAAACTCACTAGGCTATGAAGAGTCGCCAGCTTCAACCGTATCGAATACCGTTAGTAATGATTTAACCATTACCGGCAATTACAACACGATTACCTGGAGCGCTGTCACCGGCTCAATTCGCTATAACGTCTACAAGTATGCGTCAGGCACTTATGCCTATATTGGTCAGACATCAGGACTATCACTAAAAGACGACAATATCCTAGCGGATTTAACCAAAACACTACCGATCACCGACGTTATCTTTGCTTCAGCTAATAACTATCCATCCTCCGTTTGTTATTATCAGCAACGTCGTTTCTTTGCTGGCACGATTAATCAACCACAAAACATTTGGTCCACGCAGTCATCGTCTGATTACAACATTGCTTATTCTATCCCTAGCCAAGGCAGTGATGCCCTACGGTTTAAGATAGCGGCACAGAAAGCCAATGCCATCCGTCATTTAATGCCTAACCAATCTGACTTGCTGGTATTGACTGCCTCAACTGAATGGAGCGTAAGTGCTGATTCAGGCAGTGCATTAACGGCAGCGACCTTAGATATTAAAACTCAAACGCAGAACGGTACGTCAACGGTTGCACCGGTCTTTGTGAATAAATACATTCTCTATCCCCAAGCGCAAGGCGGGCATATTGGTGAGATGTCTTATGCGTGGCAAAGCTCTGGCTATGTCAGTAATGACTTGTGCTTATTAGCACCACATTTATTTGATACGACCACTATTTCTGACTTCATTTTATCGAGAGCGCCTGTACCGGTTATCTGGGTGATAAACAGCGCAGGGGCTTTATTAGGATTGACCTATGTACCGGAGCAACAAGTTTCGGCATGGCATAAGCATGATACGACCAATGGCTTATTTGAATCTTGTGTAACTACCTCAGAGAACAATGCTGACGTGCTGTATGTCATTGTTAAGCGAACTATCAATAACGTCACTAAGCGTTATATTGAAATGCTACATACGCGGTTTTTTACCGATCCAGAAGATGCTTTCTTTGTCGATTGTGGCTTAACTTACAGTGGCGTATCAACGACTACTATCTCTGGTCTGGGGCATTTGGAAGGACAAACCGTCGCTATCTTGGGTGATGGTGCTGTGATGCCTCAACAAGTCGTGACCGGTGGGGCTATTACACTACCATTTGCCGTGACTAAAGCACAGATAGGCTTGCCGATTACCGCAGACTTAGCCACAACTCCGGTAGCAATAACAGGTGATGCGACATTAGGCCAGTCACGCATTAAGAACATTAATAAGATTTGGGTGCGCGTTTATAACTCCGGTGGTTTTAGTGCTGGACCGGATACGGCACATTTAACACCGGTCAAGACTAGGCATTATGAAACACCAGGCACAGCTCCGGATTTAATTACCGATGAAATACCCTTATTTGTCACCTCGCAATTCAATCCATCCGGACGGGTCACGATACGTCAATCGGATCCACTGCCTTTAACGATTGTGGATATTACCACTGAGGTGGCCGTTGGCGGTTAAAGTTACCAAGCGCTTTCCCACTTATGAGGACATGGTCAATCTGGCTGAGAACATGCGTCAGGTTGATATTGATGAGATTGAAGCGGTAACGGATTTAGGTACGCTGGATTGTGTTGTTGCTTCAGTCGGTAATTCTGAGAAGGCTTGCTGTTTTGCCGTCTTTGCTGATGGTGTCCTTGTTTGTATCTATGGTTGTTCCATTACCGGTAATCCTTGGTTGCTAGTCACTAATGCAATGGATAGCCATGTCATTAATCTAACCCGTCGTACCAAGCATATCGTGCGGATGATGTCCGAACGATGGCCTATATTGTCTAACATAGTTGATGTCAGAAACAAAATGACGATCCGCTGGCTTAAGACGATAGGTTTTACATTCGAAGAAACCATTGAGATCAAGCCAGGATTCCCTGCAATACGCTTTGAAATGGTGAATAATGAAGTATTTTCAACGAGTCGCCTACGGAATTGATGTAACTCCAATAGCGCTTGCCCTCGCTAGACAGCCGGAACTATGGAACAACATAACGGATAGACGTTCAGTAAAAGGCACAGCTCATTTAGATACCTCTGATATTTGGTTACGCTTTAACAGTCGTGATAATCGTCACGATGACCATAATGATGAAATAGGCTCACCCGAATGGCTGGAAAAATACAGTCAATTTGTCGGTGAACATCATCCCGTTTGGTATGACACTTACTACAAACTCCCGCAATTACGAAAGCTCATCTTTCAAATGATGGCGCTTTGTGAAGGTGTCGAATTAGGTGGTGTTCTTATTACTAAGATTCCCCCTGGTAAGTCGGTGCTTCCGCATATTGATGAAGGTTGGCATCCCCATCATTTCAATACCAAGATTTACATCCCGCTCGAAACCAATGCCAACGTCTTTAATCGTTGTGAAGATGAAGTTGTCGCAATGAATCTAGGTGAGGCTTGGTATTTCAATAATGAAGTTGAACATGAAGTCGTCAACAACGGTGACACAGATCGCATCACCCTTATTATTTGCATACGGTGTGACGGATGATTGAGTTTGACTTAAAGATTCAGCACCATTTTTCTGACGGTCTTTATGCTAAGAAAATGGAGATACCAAAAGATCATTACATCGTCAGTCATAAGCATACCTATGACCACATGAGTATTCTAGCGTCAGGTAAGGTCATGGTTGAAGCGAATGATATTAAAACTGAATACGAAGCGCCTGCCTGTATCAATATTCTAGCGGGTACTTATCACGCCATAGTAGCCCTAGAGGACTCTTATTGGTACTGCATTCATGCCACATCTGAGACTGATATTGCCATGATTGATAACGTCTTAATAGAGGAATAAATATGCCAGCTGTCATCGCAGGGGTTTTGGTAGCAACAACGATCGCCTCGGCAGTTATGCAAGGCATACAGGCGAAGAATGCCGCTCAAGCAGAACGCAATGCCGCAGAGTATAACGCCCAGATCGCTAACAATAATGCCATTATAGCCAGCCAGCAACGGTCAACCACGCTCCAGCAAGGCGATGTTGAAGCGCAGAAATCGATGCGTGACCAAGCACAGATGATAGGCGCTCAACGCGCTCAGATGGCGGCTAATGGCATTGATCTAACACAAGGCTCGGCTCAAGACATTCTTGCTTCAACTAAATTCTTAGGTGGTATCGATGTCAACACCATTCAGTCTAATGCGGCTAGGCAAGCATGGGGGTATGAAGTGCAAGGCATGAATGATAAGAATGCCGCTACGATGGAAACATGGAAGGCCAACAGTATTAATCCTAGTCAAATCGGTGCTATGG